ATGGTATTTATCCAGTGGAAAGAGAACCTGCTAATTTAGTGAAGTTTGGACGGTGTACTGTTAAAGATGTTGCAAAAAAGTCGTTTGCGCATACTGCATTTATAAGTCCTAAACATTTGAATTTCGGTAAAGACGTTGTACGTCGTTTTTTAAAACATTATGTTCATACTACGTTAAGTCCGAAAGAAATAATAAAAGGTACAGCCTGGTTGGCAGGTTTAAATAAAGATTCAAGTAATGGTTATAAGTGTTTGAAACTGAAAAGTGACTATATTGATTTTGAGTCGGATCAATTTCGAGATTTCTTTAAAATTGAGCTTGAAATATTTGAGAATGGAATAAGAAATGGCAAACCAGATTGGGATAAGATGGTTTGGACAGAGGCGTTAAAAGATGAATTGCGAAATGTTGAGAAAGAAGGAGTACCGCGAAGTTTTAGAGTAGGTACTATACATCATCAAGTTTTAATGAAAAAATATTTCGGATCTTTGGTTGAGCATTTGATGGCAGATCGTGAGTTTAATAACATAATGGTTGGTATTAATCCTTTTGTTGAGTGGCCGAAAATGTACCAAGAGCTTTGCGCGTGTAAAGGAATTTTTGCTGGAGATATTGCTAAATGGGACGGTTCCATGAATAATATGGTTCAGGATGCCATAAAGGAAGTTATATTAGAATTTATGGGTGATGATGTAGTGTGTGATTTTTTATTGGAAAACGCGATAAGATCGTTAGTTTCTGTTCAGGATGATACTTATATCACTACCCATTCTATGCCATCGGGACATTATTTGACGGCAATATTAAATTCGTTAGTCAACAGATTTTATTCAGCGATTTGGTATAATCAGTTGTTGCCAGAAAATAGTGTGAGTCAGTTTTTGCATGACGTTTTGGACTATGTATATGGGGATGATAAATTAGTAGGTATTAGAGCTAACACAGAGTTGTTGAATGCCATTACCATGCGTAATTTTTTCGAAAATATTGGTTTGGGATTTACGGATGCTTTGAAAAAGCCAATAACTCAAGAGTTCCAGGACATCGGAGAAGTTACATTTTTAAA